TCCTTTCCGAATGGTGACCATGATGACTTTTGCGATAGCATGACCATGGCCCTGATGCGCTTTCGTCAGGGTGGTTTTATTAGTTTGGACGGCGAAGAGTTCGAGGACGACCCTCCTCGTAAGGCAAGAGAGTATTATTGATGCAAATTCCCAAATCAAAACCGTTGAGAAAACAACCTACCAAGACTCAAGAAGACTTTAACAGGGAGATGGGTAACTCTCTGGCTATGATAGAGCTTCGTGCAGAGTTAGATCCGTACTTACAAAAAAACGATGCAGCCCGACTTGGCTTTGATATGATAGAGCGCGGCGAAGTTATAGGAGATCTTGACAGAAAAGGTGGAGAGATTCTAGCAGGGTTGGTTGGTGGAGAAGAAGGTTTTGATGCATATGGTATTAGAAAAAACTTTAGCGGTATGATGATGCCTTCTTCAAGGTATGATGAAAACAAATTTGCAACAACTGAAAACCTCCCTTCTCTAGTGACTCAGGTTTTACAAAAGCAAGGTATTGGCTCGTTATTACCGCCAGAAGAAGGTAGCACAATTTATTATGACACTGGGGATGATGATAAACCAAGAGGCGCGGATCTTTCTATTTTGATGGAGGAGTTAGCTCATTTGGGAATGAGAAAGTTACAGTCAGACAGAGGTAAGCTAACGGATATTCCTTTGCGTGAAGAAGAAAGATTAATGGATTACATGCAGGGTAGGGCTGAAGCTGAGTCGGGGGCTTATTCTGCGCCGGGTAATAAAGACAGATATCTTATGAATAAACTTTCTCCAAAATTGGCTGCTATTGATAAAGCAGCTTTAGAAGAACTTGGTATGAGAGGAGTTCCTCCACAGCGTGAGCAGGTTCCTCCTACACTTATGGAAAAATTTTTGGGGATGTTTAGGTAATCTTTTTAGGGTATATTTGTAAAATGAGAACAGACAGGCAAATTATGGCAACGGCCCAGCGAGACATTCGTTTGTTGACCGATAAGGAATATGATCGGTATAGAGAGATACAGGACAGTCGTTCTGTGAAGAAAGTTGGTGGTGGCATGGTCAAGGGTTTCAGTCCTATTGCCCGTCCACAGAGATTCAAAGGAGTGTTCTAATGAGCAACTTATCTAAAGTAACAGAGGCTGAAAACAAACGCTTAAAAGAAAAGCGTCAAGAAGCCAAGATGAGAGCCGGGTCTGATAAACTGAAAGAGCGTGTTAAAAAAGCAGTTAAGGCATCCAAAGACAGAAAATCCTCTGGTCAATACGATGCTCCAGCATTTGATAGAGATTTAATCAAAGACGCTGAGTCAGTGACTCCGAGTAAAAAGTCAATGCCTTTGCCGAAGTCGAAGCCACAGCCTCCGAAGAAGAAGAAGAAAGAAAATAAAAATCCCGGTGTTACTTTTGATGTTAGCGGCACGTTTAGAAACGGCGGCATGAATGCTGTACCATCCAAGTATGAAGGCTTTTCAAAGTTGCCGGAAGGTGTGCAGGAAAAGATAAGCCCGGACCTTGCAAAGAAGTACAAGACTGGTGGTATGAGTAAGGCCGTTATGAAAAAGCGTGGCGGAACATTTAAAGGAACATTCTAATGGCACTACCTCCACAGATGGTTGCACCTGCAATGGGTCCCGGCGGACCGGGGATGACGGCAGAAGAACAGATGACCGAGGTCCAAGTACCTTTGCCCGGTATGGAAGAGCTTCCGCCCGGTATTGAGATTGTGGGCATGGAGGAAGAGGGTGTTGAGGTTGAGGTTGAGGAGTACGATCACAACGCGAATTTGGCTGAAGTGCTTGATGACTCGGTACTTGGAGCTTTGTCCTCGGACCTTGGTGGTAAGATAGATGAGGACAAGGGTTCTCGTGAGGAGTGGGAAGAGGCCATCTCGAAGGGTTTAATCTTACTGGGTATTAATTACGAGGAGCGTTCAGAGCCGTTTCTTGGGTCATCTGGTGTAACGCATCCGTTATTGAGTGAGGCTGTTACGCAGTTTCAGGCGCAGGCATATAAGGAGATGTTACCTCCCGGTGGTCCTGTGAAGACGCAGATTTTGGGCATGCAGACTAGGGAAGTTGAGGATCAGGCCCAGCGTGTTAAGGATTTTATGAACTACCAGATTACGGAGGTAATGGAGGAGTTTGATCAGGACACTGATCAGATGTTGTTTTACCTGCCGATCACTGGTTCTACGTTCAAGAAGGTTTATTATGATTCTACCCGTCAGAGGGCGGTATCAAAGTTTGTTCCGGCAGAGGATTTGATTGTTCCTTATTCTGCTTCTGATTTGCGTACAGCAGAGCGTTACACTCACGTTGTTCGTATGACTGAGAATGACATAAGGAAGCTACAGGTAGGAGGTGTTTATCGGGATGTTGACTTATCTCCATCAGAGGATGACGAGTCTGACTCGACAATTCGTGGAAAAGCTGACGAGATTCAGGGTATACGTCCGGGATATAGTGATGAGATGTATACGATTCACGAGGTCCATGTTGATTTGGATCTTGAGGGATTTGAGGATATGGATGAGGCGGGTGAGCCTACAGGTATCAAGCTTCCGTATATCGTCACTATGGACGCGGATTCGGGAAAGATTTTATCGGTAGTACGGAACTATCGCGAACAAGATCCAATGCGCCGCAAGCGTGATTACTTCGTACATTTCAAGTTTTTGCCCGGTTTTGGGTTTTATGGTTTTGGTTTGTTGCACATGATCGGAGGGTTATCTCGTGCTGCCACCTCTATTCTTAGGCAACTTATTGACGCGGGTACGCTCTCGAATTTACCGGGTGGTTTCAAGGCTCGTGGAGTTCGTGTCAGAAACGACGATGAGCCTATCAATCCGGGTGAGTTCCGCGATATCGATGTTCCCGGCGGTGATGTTCGCAATGCTGTTGTCCCACTCCCGTACAAGGAGCCTTCTGGTACGCTGGCTCAATTACTCGGGGTGGTCGTTGATTCGGGTAGAAGATTTGCACAAGTTGCGGACACAAAAGTCGCAGATGTCAACTCCCAAGCTCCCGTGGGAACAACAGTGGCCTTAATTGAGCAGGGTTCCAAGGTTATTTCAAGTATTCATAAACGTCTGCATTACGCACAAAAAGCAGAGTTTCGTATGCTGGCGGAGATTTTCTCTACTAACCCTGTGCCGTATCCATACCAGATAGGGGTAAATATAAATCCCGCTATCATGGCGCAGGACTTCGACGGGCGTGTAGATATCCTCCCTGTATCTGACCCGTCGATTTTTTCTATGGCCCAGCGTTTGTCTCTTGCACAAACACAGTTGCAGTTAGCGCAGGCCGCACCGCAGATGCACAATCTGTATGAAGCCTATCGTCGGATGTATGATGCGTTGGATGTAAAGAACATCGACGCTATCCTACCAGCGCCGCAGCCACCGCAGGCGAATGACCCGGCTATTGAGAATTCTATGGCTCTGAAGGGTATGCCTAGTCAGGCATTTAAGGAGCAGGATCATCGTGCTCATATCAGAGTGCATGCATCCATGATCCAGTCTCCTGCTATTCAGGCTAGTCCGCAGGCTTTCTTGTTGTTGCAGGCTCACATTCAGGAGCATGTATCGTTGTTTGCTAGGGACATTGTTGAAGAAGTATTCAAGCAGGCGATTCAAAAGTCTCAGATGGCTGGTGAGCCTATTCCTCAATTACCGCCTGAAGCGGTAGAGGCAGCGGTAGCACAGCAGATATCAGATACACTTGATCAATTGTCACCTCTTCTGATTCCACCGCAAAAGCCTGATCCACTGGTTGAGATTCGCCAGCAAGAGTTGCAGAACGACACAGCGGAGATCCAGCGTAAGGCGCAGAATGATGCGATGGACTTCCAGATTGATCAGGCTAAGTTAGAGCAGTCTGCACAGTTGGCTATGCAGCGGTTACAAATGCAGCAGGGTATTGCTGATGATCGTAACGATGTGAACATCTATCGTATAAATACTCAAGCTGATCTGAAGAGAGGTCAATAATGTTACAGGCACTGATCGGTCCTATATCTTCTTTAGCTGGAACATGGCTCGAGGGTAAGGTTGAGAAGACAAAGGCGGAGGCTGGTGCAAAGGTTGCTAAAGCCAAGGCAGAAGCTGTTATCATGGAGAAGAAAGCCACAGGAGAGATTGACTGGGATCTCAAAATGGCTGATGCTTCTGCACATAGCTGGAAAGACGAATGGCTTACTATTCTGTTTTCGATCCCGCTTATCCTAGCCTTCTGTGGAGATTGGGGGAGACAAATTGTATCTGATGGGTTTACTGCTCTCGAGTCCATGCCGGAGTACTATCAATATACTTTGGGAACTATTGTGGCGGCTAGTTTTGGTACAAGAGCCGCGACTAAGTTTTTTGGGAAGAAGTGATGTCAAAGCGCCTTCAGAAAGACAGCGACTACGACCAATACGATATGGATGGCGACGGGGTAGTTACCGACGAGGAACTTGAACATGCTAAAGAGATCAGACAAACTGAGACTGAGCTACGCAAGAACTTAGCTCAATTACGAATGGCAAGGTATACATTGATTAGTATGGGTGCTTTTACCGTATCCATGTTTTTTATTCCCCTAGACAGAGTTACAGCACTGTCTGATATATCCAACTTGTTTTACATTAGTGGTGCAGGCATAGTTGGAGCTTATATGGGCACAACTGCGTGGATGAATAGGAAGTAGGATGGCACGACCTAGAGCAGCACAATTTGCAGAAGACATTGGTGTCTCGACTAAGCAAGCAAAAAAGCTTATAAAGGAAGGACGGCAGCGCAGAGATGGCGGCTCAGTTATATTGGAGAATACTATGGACAAGACAAAGGTAGTAAAAGCTGGACACGGAAAATCAGTTTGTGCAACGCCAAGTATGAAACCTGAAAAGGAAAATAAATTTGTTCGTGGCACAGGAAAGATTTACATGGCTAACCCAAGAGCAGTACAGGTTAGATAGCAATGTCTAGACAAGACAACCTTGGTGGTTATTCCAACGTAGATACTAGCGGGATGACAGCCGCAGATTATGCGGACGATGAAAACTATAGTCAAGACTTACAACAAGACATAGCTGCTGCCGCTGCTCAAGCCGCTGGCATAAATATGGACAGCTATGACTTCGGGGGTTTTGACCCGGGTGGCTCTGACTCTTTTGGCCTAACCAATAAAGCCGCTGCTACTGGCATTTTAAATTCTTATTTTGATGACCCCACCAAAACAGGAATGGCTATTAGACAGAGCGTTCCTAACTTTCGCACCCCAAGGTCTGGTCTTAATCAATTCCTTAATTTATATACCTCCCGCAGAGGACCTATGAGTAGGTCTGATTTTAATTCTATATACGATATAACAAAGGATAATCCGTATGGTATCGAAGCTCTCGGGTATGACTTGGCTAAAACCTTACAAAGATATGGTATAGGATCAGGGCAGGTTAGAACTAATCCTAATGCTGGGATGCTTACCGGAACAGTTTTTAAAGACGGTGTTATTACAAAAGACGGAAAAAATCAGGGTGTTGCTGCTGATGTATATTACGGGGATCGTAAAGATACAGAGAATAAGTATGCAGGTAGGCCAAGATATACCGATAAAGGTTATTTAGGGGCAGGCGGCGTTCCTTACGCAAATCCAAGGGAGAGAGCACTTAACCACTATTACGATCTGTATTTAAATCCGCGTAATACCCCCGGAGAACCGGGGTTCAACCCTGATGTTGACAATGCTTCTCTTAGGGGTCAAGTCAGACCGGGCCTACAGTCTGGTGTTTTTGGCAGGAAAGATGGAACACCAACTGTTCTGGGTCCGATAGCTACTTATGATAGAAACTACAGCGGCACGGACAACATTGCTATGGGCGTGACGGGCGGCATGGGTATGATTTCAAGAATTTTGGGAAACAAAGTTACAGGAATTGCAGATCAGCCTTTACCTCTAGATGCAATGGCTCCCACTCCTGAAATGACAGCTAGGGGTGAGACATATAGTGGCCTTGGTAGATCTTTTGCACAGATACCGGGGCAGGCTGTACAAGGTGTTAAAGATGCTGGCACTGCTCTAAGAAATGTTATAGATGATTTTACAACGCCTAACGTCCCGGGAGTTTCTACAAGCTCACTGGATTTCATGCCTCGTGGTGCTTCCCCTGACTTAGCAGGATTTGAACAGCGCTTCGGAGGCACTAATCCTTTGAGTGCTGATATAGGTTCAATAATTAATGTTGATGACCGTAATTTTATTGTCACAAAAAACGGCCCTGTTGAATTAAAAGGAACTGCTGAACAGGAAGTAAGATCTCCAAACCCAGCAGAAGCTACGATTGACCAAGGGCAAACTAAAATTTTGGGTTTGGAAGATTACTTTCAAAGTCAATTAGCCCCACCTGCCAATGAATTTTACACTCTCAGCGATATGATGAACACACGTTTGAGTGATGTCTCACCCGACACCTTTTCAGGAATACAAAACGTAGGAATTGACACCATTGGCGAAGCTCTTGGTAGAGGTTCTGTGGAACTAAGCCCCAGTGTTCAAGATTTTCTAGACGAGCACGGAATGTCTGTAAGAGACTTAATGGATAAAGATTTTTCAAAAGTTCCAGATGGTGCCCGTCTTCCTTCGGGACAAATAATGGGTCCAGAGTTTAGGCCAAATCAACCTTCTTCAGAACCAGCAGCACCGCCTGATATTATGCAGATGATCAGAGACGCAACTGCCGCTAGAGAACTTGGT